ATAATGGCATATATTAATTCAAGTGATACACCATCACAACAATCTGGTGATGAGCAAGTAACTCATTTTTTAAAAAAATTTTCTCAAGCACAAAGTACCAAAGATCATTGGAAAGATAGATTTGAAGAAGCATATGAATATTGTTTACCTCAAAGAGAATCTTTTTACGATGAATCTATGGGTGAAAGTAGAACTGATAAGATCTTTGATGAAACAGCTGTAGTTGGTGTACAAGAATTTGCATCTAGATTACAAGCTGGTATTGTTCCTACCTTTGGTAGATGGGCTGACTTTCAAGCAGGTAGTGAAATACCTGATGATGAAAAAGCAAACGTTAATTCACAGTTAGATGAAATAACCAATTACGTATTTGAGTTATTGCAAAATTCAAATTTTAATCAAGAGATACATGAATCATTTATGGATCTTGCAATTGGTACAGGAGTGCTTTTAGTAGAAGAAGGTGATGCTATTAATCCTATTAAATTTACAGCAGTACCTCTGCCAAGAGTAGCATTGTTATCTGGATCAGATAATAGAATTGATACTATCTTTAGAACAAGATACGTTTCAGCAGAAGAAATCAAAGTTATTTATCCTAGAGCAACTCTTCCAGAAAATTTTGATGTATTAACTTTAAATAAAAATAATAGACGTTTTAAAATTATTGAAGGTACATATAGATTGTATGACAAACCTAATATTGAACGATATAAATATTGTGTTGTTATTGAAGAATTAAAAACAATTATTTATGAAGAAGAATTAAAAGGAGAAGGTTCTAATCCATATTTAGTATTTAGATGGAACAAAGCTTCTGGAGAAGTTTATGGTAGAGGCCCAGTTTTTAATGCAATATCTGCTATTAAAACTTGTAATTTAACAATAGAATTAATTTTAGAAAATGCTCAGATGAATATTTCTGGAGTATATACTTTTGAAGATGATGGTGTAATTAACCCAGAAAATATTTCTTTAGTCCCAGGATCTTTAATTCCTATTGCTGCTGGATCTAGAGGATTACAGCCAGTAAATGGTGCGGGTAATTTTAATGTTGCTCAACTTGTTCTTAATGATATGAGAGCAAATATTAAAAAAGCTTTATATATGGAAACACTTGGTACGCCTCAAGGTACTCCTATGACAGCTACAGAAGTTTCAGAAAGAATGGCTGATTTATCAAGACAGATTGGATCTTCTTTTGGTAGATTACAATCTGAATTAATTTATCCTTTGCTTAGAAGAATAATTAAAATTTTATCTAAACAAGGTAGAATAGAAATACCTAAAATTAATGGTAGAGAAGTAAAAGTAGTTGCTAGATCTCCATTAGCTAAAGCACAGCATTTACAAGACGTTGCTGATGTTAATAGATTTAATCAAATTATTGCCGCAACATTTGGCCCACAGATGATTAATTTAATTGTTGATCAAAATGAAACAGCACGTTATATTGCTGAGAAAATGAATCTTCCTGAAAAATTAATAAGAGATAGAGAACAACAAGAACAAATTGTAAATCAAATTGCTAGTCTACAACAATCACCAATGAAAAATCCAAATGACATGGAACAATCTTAAGAATCCAAAAGAACCTAAGAAAATAAGCATTGATGGATATATAAGAACTGATGAAGCTGAAAAGCTTTTGAACGAAGCTTTTGCTACTTTGTTTAATACAGAGCATGGTAAAAAAGTTTTAAAATATTTATCATCAATTACACAAGATATGGTTGCTGGGCCTAATATGGACACTAATGCTTTATGGCATTTAGAAGGACAGAGGTTTCTAGTAGGCATAATTAAAACACGAACAGAAAAAGGAAAATCTAATGAGTAATGAAAACCTAGACACAACAACACAAGTAGTACCAGAAACTGCTACACCTAATGAAAGTGCTGCGGCAGAATCTAGCAGACCAGATTTTATACAAGAAAAATTTTGGGATAGTGAAAGAAACGAACCAAATTTAGAAGCATTAGCTTCTAGTTATAATTCGTTAGAAAAAAAACTTGGATCAAGAACAGATGAACTTTCTAAACAAATAAGAGAAGATTTAGAAAAAGAAAAAGCAGGTAATACCCCAGAAAATTATGAACTTAATGTTGGTGAATTACCTGAGAATGTAACATTAGATGTATCAGATGAAATGCCTATAGTACAATGGTGGAAAGAAACTGCTAAATCTAATGGTTTTACACAAGAACAATTTGACAATGGTGTTAAAATGTTTGTTGAAAATGCAATTGGATCCTTGCCAGATGTCAATGAAGAAATGCAAAAACTTGGAGATAATAGCAAAGAAAGAGTTGAAGCTGTTGAACTATGGTCTAAGAAAAATCTTTCACCAGAATCTTATTCAGCTTTTTCTAATTTAGCATCTACAGCTGAAGGCATACAAGCAATTGAGGAAATTATGAATATTAAAAAAGATGCACCCATGCCATCAAATCCTACACAAATTGATGTAGCCCCCAATTTAGATGACCTTAGAGCAATGATGAATGATCCTAGATATTATGATTCAGCAAGAAGAGAACAATCATATGTTGATAGAGTAAGTAAATTATTTGAACAAGCATATGCATCTAAAAACAAAAAAGTTTAAATATCAAAAAGTACAGATTACTTGGCATGACATTCAAGAATCTGGCGAAGCTTGGATTGATGAAAGCGATATGTTATTTGAAGATGTAGCTATTTGTCATGACATTGGTTACATTTACAAACAAACAAAAGATAAATTGTGGTTATTTACTAGCTATTCTTTTGATAAAAAAAACAATCTAAGTTTTGGTGGATTAACTGTATTTCCTGCTGGATGTGTTATTAAAATAAAACAAATATAAACATATTTAATGTGCGTTGTTTTATTTGCAAATAATATCATTATTGCTGCACGACCTAGAAAAGTTATCTAGCCCTTTGGACAACTAGACAATGCTTTAAAGACAATCGTATTTTATAATTAAACTTGAATAAACAAAGGAGCTTATAATGGCAACTTCAATAACTAATGCGTTTATTACTCAGTTTGAAAGTGAAGTTCACATGGCGTACCAACGTATGGGATCTAAACTTAAAAACATTGTAAGAAACGTAAACAACGTTCAAGGAAATACTGTAAAGTTTCAAAAAGTAGCAAAGGGTTCTGCAAACACTAAAGCAAGACATGCTGAAGTAGTTGCAATGAATCTGTCACACTCAAATGTTTCAGCTACTTTAACTGATTACTATGCAGCTGATTTCGTTGATAAACTAGACGAACTAAAAACAAACATTGATGAAAGACAAATTGTTTCTCAATCTACAGCTTATGCTCTAGGTAGAAAAACAGATGACATTATCAGAGATGTTATGGATTCTGGTACGTCTTTTGCAAACAATGTCAATTCTGACGCAAGTACAGCTATGACACTAGTGAAAGCTAAGAACATGATGGAAACATTCAATGAAAATGATGTTCCAGATGATGGTCAAAGATATTGGGTAGTAGGGCCTAAGCAATGGTCTGACCTACTTGCTATTGATCAGTTCACTAGAGTTGAGTACATCGGACAAGATGAATTACCATACAAAGGTGGTATTACCGCTAAAAGATGGTTAGGATTCTTATGGTTCGTACACTCTGGCTTAACACTTGGTAGTGGCGATAGAAACACTCTTGCATTCCACAAATCTTCTGTGGGATTAGGTGTTGGATCTGACGTTAAAACTGAAGTAAACTACATTCCTGAAAAAGTATCTCACTTGATAACTTCTCACCTATCTTTAGGTGCGAGTATTATTGATGGTGATGGTATTAGAGTTCAGAAATGTGCTGAATAATAAAGGAGAATAAATATGGCTTACGAAACTTCAAACCCAATCAAAAAGATTGCTGAAGCTGGTGGTAACTCTGTATTCTTCTATACAGATGGTGATGCTATTTCTACAATAGCAGCATCTGGTTACTTCAATGACGCAACTAACGAACTAAAAGAAAATGACGTGATCATTGCTGTCGGTTCTAATGGTGGTACTCAAACAGTAGATATTTTAACAATATCTTCTGACACAGGTGCTGCTACAGTAACTGTAGTAAACGGATCATAATCATTTTGATTCTTTGGGGGCAGGGTAACTTGCCCCCATATTAAATATTATGGCAACTACAAAGATTGATATATGTGCTAGAGCATTAGTTATGATTGGCGCTCAACCAATTTCATCATTTGATGATGGATCTACAGAAGCTTTAGTTGCGTCTAATATTTATGAAGATGTAGTACAAAATGCTTTATGCAAACATAGATGGAATTTTGCAACTACCCAAAAACAATTATCTTTATTAAATGATGCTCCTGCTGGTAAATATGATTATGCATATCAAATACCAACAGATCCAGAAGCATTACAAATTATTAGTATAAGTGTTAATGATAATATTATACCTTATGATCGTTATAAAAATTACATTTATGTAGATAGTTATGGATCTGGTAATACATTAATAATGGATTATATTTACAGAGTAGAAGAAGCTTATTTTCCACCTTATTTTAGAAGCGCTCTTGAATTAGAATTAGCATCATTATTTTCTGGCTCTGTAGCTAGGGATGCAAGTATGATTAAACAATTTAATTCTTTAGCAGAAAGACAATATATTCGTTCTAAACATATTGATTCTTCAGAAGCTACTAATAAAAAATTAGCAGTAAAAAGATTTATTAATGTAAGGCAAAACACTAGATTTGAAGCGTAAATGAATGGCAAGAGTATTAAGACAAACACAAACAAATTTTTCGGCTGGTGAGATAAATCCTCTCCTAGGAACACGTACAGATTCTAAAGCTTATTACGAAGGTGCAAAACAATTAAGAAATTTTGCTTTATTAGCTGAAGGTGGTGTCATGCGTAGAGCAGGTACTGAATACAAACAATCTTTAAATGGTGCTACTAGAATAATTCCATTTGTTTTTTCTGAAGATGAGATTGCAATATTTGCTTTATCCAATAATAGATTAGATATATTTAATCCAGCAGATGGTTCTGTTATACAAAGCAATATTACTGCTAATTGTAATTGGACAACTGCTCAACTATTTGAATTAAATTATACTCAATTTGGTGATACTGTATTTATTACTCATAGAAACAATCCAATACGAAAAATATTTAGATCATCCGCATCATCTTTTAGTGTAACTGAATTTGCATTTGCAACTAATGAAGACATTGTTGTTTCTGGTGCTTACAAAACAGATACTCCATTTTACAAATATGAAGCAGCTAATAGTACACTTACACTAAGCACTGCTGCTACAGGAACAGGTAGAACTGTTACATCTAGTGTAGCATTTTTTACTGCTGATTATGTAAATCATTATTTAAAAATAGATGGTAAACAATTAAAAATAACAGGATTTACATCTTCAACAGAAGTAACAGCTACAATTATTGAGGCTGGTATAGATGGTACTGGGCCTCATTTTAATTGGGAAGAAGAAGCGATTTCTATTCCAAGAGGTTATCCTCAAGCTGTTTGTTTTCATGACAACAGACTATGGTTATCAGGATTAAAATCTAGACCTTCTGGTTTATTAGCGTCTCGTGTTTCAGAATTTTTTAATTTTGATGTAGGAACTGCCTCAGCTACAGATGCTATTGATGTTGACATTTCTGGTGATCAAGTAAATGAAGTTAGACATTTAGTTTCATCTAAAGAATTGCAATTATTTACTGATGGTGGTGAATTTTATATACCAGCATCTTCTGATACTTCTGCAATTACTCCATCTAACATTACTGTAAGACAACAAACATCTTATGGATGCAATAGAACAAGACCATTATTGTTTGATCAAGCCACTATGTTTGTACAAAAAAATGGTTTATCTATTAGAGAGTTTATTTATTCAGATATAGAAGGTGGTTATAAATCTACATCTATTTCTATATTAGCTGCACACCTTATTGACAAACCAAAACAAGTTACAGTTTTACGTGGTAACTTTACTAGACCAGAACAGTATGGATTCTTTTTAAATAATGGAACCAAATCATCTGGTTCATTATCTGTATTTCATTCTGTTCGTGATGAAAAAATAGCAGGATGGGGACAATGGACTACTCATTCTACAGATGAGTTTTTTTCTATAACTGCTATTAATGAATATTTATATGTTGTTGTTAAAAGAACTTTAAATGGATCTACTGTTTATACATTAGAAAAATTTGGAGATGATGACTCTATTACACTTGATTGTCAAACTACAAGTATTTTAAACCAAAGAGGCACACCTTTAATAAATGGTGCTTCTCAAACTGGATCTGTTTTAAATATAGATGGACTTACGTCAGATCCTAAAATTGATGAAGTGTTTACTATTGATGGTGATCTTACTGAGTATATTATTACTGCTGTAACTAATAATGGATCTGGTGAATACTCAGTTACATTAAATCAAAATCTATCTGCCTCTCCTTCTGATAATGCTACTATTACTTTTGTAAAAGGATTTTTGCATGATATTAATTCAGTCTATGGTGAAATAGATGTTAATGCAGTTTATGGAAATTCTTCATTAGGACAATTTACTATAAATAGCAGTAATCAAATTACTTTAACTAGACCAGAACCAACAGAAGTGAAAATAGGTTTTAATTATATTCCTATATTAGAAACAATGCCTGTTGACAAAGAAACTCCTTCTGGCCCTTTAACTGC